CGTTGTGCTTATCTTTTTTACGTAGACAGTTCCGGTGTAAACCGCAGAATCGTTAATAACCGTCACACTTTGTGCAACTCGGTTATCACCCGATACAGTGAGGGAGTTGATCGTATCTGCGGTTGTTGATCCGTCAGGTGCTGTGGCTGTGTTTGCTGTAACAGTAACATTCGCCGTTACTTTAGTCCAAGCAGCGTTATCAAACTGCTCCGAATAAGTCAACAGATTCGTACCAGCAGCCTCCAGCAATAGCTTAGGTGCTACCGTTAGATTCGTTGGGTTGTAGTTCAGTCGTGCTGCACCTGACGATGCTGTCTGAATCAGTCCGTTGGAGCCAAAGAAGGTCGCTGTGCTTGCGCGGCCTGTGAAAGTCTCGGTGCTGGGCTGGTAGCTTGTGAGGAATGCGCCTGCTTCTAGCTGCTGCCCAAAAATATGAAACTTATTTCCTATGGACGGGCCGCTTGCACCATTTACGCGGAAATTAAAATCAAGTGTATTTCTAGCTGCCGAAGCGGTGACAACAACAGGCACTCTTACCCAAGCGTTGAATTGCGTGTTGCTGGTATTCATCCCTGAATCGGCGTCGTTAAAGTCGCAAACTAGCCCCCAACTTGTGATGCCCGCCTGTGTCGGAACATAGACATACAGAGATGCCACATATACTTGCGCTGTAATTGATAGGCTTTGCCGCCTAAGGAATAATCCATCTGTGCCAGCCGCAAGGGTCGTGAACTCAAGGGCCGACACCCCCCCAAATGGGTCAGTCACTGCGCTAAGTGCGTAGCCAAAATAGTTAGCTAACGTCGAGCCAGCAGATGTTCCAAAACCCGTATTTGCTACAAGAAGATTTGAGTTATCCGAATAAGTCAGCAAATTCGTTCGCTGTTCTTCAATCAGCAAGCCCTTGCAAGCCCCCGTGATCGGGTCGAAATCAATCCGGGGCACGCCACTGGGCACAAGCTCAATCAAGCCCTTGCTATTCGTGCGTGTCGCTGTGGATGCGCGGGTGAAGGTGATGCGCGGGTCTACGGTTTGGCCGTTGGCAAAGTCGAGGTCCAGGCTGGGGCGGATGGCGGGGTACGCCAGGCCGTAGGGCATCTCCACGGAGCCGGTGGCGGTGGCGGCGATGGGCGTCAGCGCGCCGGCGGTGCGCTGGGTGCCGGTGAGCTTGGCGAAGCCGTGGGCGGCGAGCTGGGCCAGGTTCAGGCCGCTCATTGTTTCACCCACTTGCTTTCGGATGTCAGGCTGCCCGAGGTGTAGCCGTAGGTCTTGACCCAGGTGCTGGTGCCGTTTGTGGCGGTATCTGTCAGCAGCAGGCCAGCGCTGTAGGCGTAGGCGTGGGCGCAGTCATCGGGCGAGAAGGCAGCGCCCGCAGAGTCTACGGTGGCGGCATAAACGGGGACGGCACCGGCGGTGTTCAGGATCACGGGCGTGATGGCGCCTGTATTTTTTGCAAAGCTCATGGGTTATTCCTCGGGTGTGGGTGGTGGGGGCGATGCGGTGAGCACGGGCATGCCCGCATTCACGGGAATGGCCTGCGCCTCTTTCTCGCGCAGCCAGCGGCCCTGTTGTTCCAGGGTGTCGATGGGGTTGCCACCGCGCTTGCGGATGATCTCGGGGCCGCTGACATAACAGCGGTCTTCCAGCATGCCCCAGGCTTCGGCTTCTTTTTTGGGGTCGATCCACGGCATGGATGGCGGCATATAGGCGGCGTCGTCCAGCGTCTCCAGGCGCACGCCGGCGGGTACTTTGAGCACACCGCTGGCCACGGCGGCGGCTATGAACTGCTCATAGACCGGGCGCACAATGCGGCCGATGAATTCATTGGCCAGCGTGCTGTAAACCGTGTACCCCTCCACCAGCTCCTGGCGCTGGGCGCTGTAGGTGCCGTCATAGCTGCGGGCAATACTGCTGAATGTGGGGCCGGCGCCGGCTGCTACGGCCTTGAGCTGGCCGCTGCGGTAGGTCTCCAGATTCGGGTTGGGCCGGTTGGTGTCGATCATGCCAATCTCTTCACCGGGGCGCAGGTCGTCAAAGACCATGCCGGGGCGAAACTTCATGTTGCGCGGCTCGCCGGCTGTCTCGGGCTCATAGAGGTCGGGGCTGCCTTTTTTGATGAAGGCGGCCATGCTGGCGGCGATCTTGGCGGCAATGCGCTCGCTTTCTTCGTAGTCTTTGAGGTCGTCAAACCGGGTGAGCACGCTGGCGAACACGCTCACGCCGCGCATTTGGCGGATGCGGTGCACGTTCTTTAAATGCAGCATGCGCTCTACGGGGATGAACTTGGTGGCACTGGTGCCGCCCAGGTGGCTGCCGCCTTCAATGGGGTTTTGCTTGTAAACGTGGTACCCCACCGGGGCGCCCCAGGCGTTGACCTGCACGCCTTGCACGATCTGGAAGGGCGCGGTGCTGTTCATGTCCATGGGCACGTAGTCGGCCTCCAGCATCTCCAGGCTAAAGGGCACGCGGGTGCCGTGGGCCAGGCCGGGGATGTTGCCGGCCAGCGTTTGGCTCATGACCTCACCGTCTCGCAGCCAGCTGCGGGCGAGCATGCGCTGAGCGCTGGGCCAGTCGTGTTGCTTGGTGACCTCGGGGGCTGTTGACCAGTCTTTGTACAGCTCCAGAATCTGGCGGGCCAGGGCGTCATTGATGCTGCCGTCTGCATTGCGGGGCTGGGGCTCCACACCGATGCCGCCGGGGCCGACGATGTTGGCTACCAGGGTGTTGAGCACGCCCAGGGCGAGGTCGTAGTTTTGCTCCAGGTGGCGGGCGGTTTGGCGCAGGGTGGCACCGGCGCGCAGCACGGCGTCGTTACCGCTGCCGGTCTCGCGGCGGCCCTTGCGCAGGCGGTCGGGTTTGGCGGCCTCGTAGTAGCTCAAGATGCTGCGGGCATGGCTGCGCTTGATGGCGGTCATGGGCGCAAAGTACGCCACGGCGCGGTCAATCAAGTTTGGGGTGGGTTTGGCCATGTGGGGCTAGTCCGAAAAGTCGGCCAGCTGGTGGCGCGGGTAAAGGCGGCGTGTGCCGGTGGGGGCTGCTGCTGCGGCCACGGCGGTGGCGATCACCTGGCGGGCCTGGAGCAGCTCGATCATGCTGCGCAGGGTGACCTGCTTGCCGTCTGCGGTGCGAACGGTGAGTTCGCCGGAGGCAATTGCCGAATCAATTGCGGTGAGGTCTTGGGATGTGAAAGCCATAGGCGGCTAGATTGCCGCAAGGCTTGTGCAAAATCTTAAAAATGCTGCACTGTTTTGTGACGGCGGGCCTTGCCGGGCGGGGCGGGGCTTAAACCAGCATGATGTGCTTGAGCACGCCTGATGGGGATGGGAGGGCAAAGCTGGCCAGCAGCGCGGGATCTGAGCAGTAGACGGTGTACTCATCGGTATTGAGCACCAGCTGGGGCACCACATCAGGGCCGTAGCTGATCTTGGGCAGGCACAGCAGGTAGGCGCTGCCCAGCACCCGGAAATTGAGCATGCTGCGGTCTATGGCAAAAGCGTTGAGGCCTTTGTAGCGGCGGTACTCCAGGCGATTGGTCAGCAGGGTGGCGGCGCCAATGGTGTCGGTGCCGCCGGGGCCGCTGTAGGCGTCTGCGTTGTAGATGTAATTGGGCTGGTCTGACATATTGATGACAGAACCCGCGTGGACGATGCTCTCTGTGGGGAGTAGATCAATGGTGAGCGGTGCGGCGCGGTCCACCAGGGCAAACTTCATGGCGCGGGTGTGCTGCAGGCTGCCCGTGCTGTAGGTGGAGCTGAGCGCGCGCACGGTGGTGCTGTAGCTCAGGGCGCCGTTGCCGTAGTGATACAGGTCGGTGCGGGTGCTGTCGGTGGTGTAACTGCCGGGGCCGCCGGTGTAGTTTTCCTCCCACACTTTGAGGCTAAATGCGCCCTTGGTGAGCATGGTTTTGAGGTCGCCCGCGTAGGTGCCGCCGGCCGCTGCGGTGTACCCGCCAGTAAACACCAGGCTGGTGAAGGTCTTGGTGTTGCCCGTGTACTCAAAGTCAATGTGGCGCGTGCCGGTTTGGCTGTAAAACGTGGTGGCCATGCTGCCAAAAGCGTCGGTGGTGCCGCCCTTGGTGACGGTCTCGGTGGGCACGGCGCTGCTGGTGAGCGTGGCCGCATTGATGTCAAAGTCAAGCAGCCAGGCGTACATGGCGGCGCGGCTTTGGGAGACCACGCGCCAATAGCGGGGGTTTTGCACCCACATGCTGCACACATTGCCGGCGGCGTTGCGGGCGCCTTTGCGCAGCCAGCAGGCCGAGGGGTGGAACTCTTCCACCTGTGGCTGGGCTGCAAATGCGGTGCCGTCCATGGCCAAGGGGTTGTAGTTGGTGACGTCTTTTGAGGTCACGAGCGTCCAGGCGGTGGCAGCGTCGCCGGCCAGGGGGCGGGTGTAGACCTCGATGTAGGGGGCAAACCAGGTCCAGGCGCACAGGTATTTGGTT